AGAATAATTCTCTTAAACAAAGTTTGGAGGATTTAAAAACTTCTAATGAAGTAGCATCTACAAAACAAACAGCACTTGCAGCTATTAGTAATCAAGGTGCTATAAATGCAGAACAGATGCTTTCATTGTTGCAGGGTAAATTACAAAAAAATGCTGAAGGCAAAGTTGTTGTTCTTAATGGTGGAGTAGAACAAGATTTAAATTTATACCTTACAAGTCTTAAAAATCCTGGAAGTGGTTATGAACATCATTTTAAGCCAAGTACTGCTGCTGGAATGGGTGCAAAACCAAGTCCCGTTGGAAATGTGTCAGGTGGCTCAGAAAATCCTTGGAAGACTGGCAATTTGACGCAACAGCTTATAATGGAGAATGAGAACCCCGATCTCGCATCTGTGATGAAGAGAGAGGCTCAAACAAAATAGTTAGTTTCTGTGAAACTAATGCCTTAATCCGTGATTAGGGTATCGCAAAAGTAACAAGGTGATCTGAATGGCTGCTCCATTTCAGAATTATTCGGGCGGTGTCCTATTAGCGGATATCGTAAAGAGAAATAATCTCAGCACATACGTTTCCGAAGCTATAAAAGAGCGTAGTGCATTTTTACAATCTGGTGCTATTGTTCGCAATTCATTATTAGATGCAAGCGAAGGTGGTACAAGAATCCAGGTTCCTGAGTTCAACCCAATTGCTCCAACAGAAGAAATTCTAACTGGTGCAAATAACTGGGGTACATCTACTGCTGGTTATCTAACACCACAGAAAATTGGTACAGGAACACAGATTGCAACTATCTGTCATAGAGCATTTGCTTATGCTGTAGACGATATTGCAGTTTTAGCTGCTGGTGAAGATCCAATGGGTCACATCAGAAATCAACTTGCAGATGCAATTAACAAACTAAACAACGCTAGATTGTTCTCACATTTAGCTGGTTTATTTGGAACTGCACTTGCAAGCAACAAACTAGACCTAGCAAAAGCTGGTGCTAGTGCTACTGAAGCTAACTTCCTTACTGCTTCTGCTATTGCTAAAGCAAGAAACCTACTTGGAGAAAGAGGTGAGGATCTAGATATTCTTATCGTTCACCCAACAGTTGCTTACTACCTATATCAGGTTGGTATGTTAACTTTCTCTACTTCTGCTTTATCTACTGGACAAGGTATCCAGTGGGGTGGCGGTGGTGTTGGAATCAGCGACAGAGCAGTTGGTGAATTTGCTGGCTGTACAGTTGTTGTTGACTCTGCTGTTAACACAGTTGCACCATCTAGTTCAAGTGGTCATCAGGTAGAGTTCTTCTGCTACTTAACGACTTCTGGAACAATCTTAGAAGGACAGCAATCTGCACTAAGAATTGAAGCTGAAAGAAACATTCTTTCTAAGCAAGATGTTCTATCTGTTGATTATCACACCGCTTATCACGTTATGGGTACTAAGTGGAATGATGCTGCTGACAACCCAACTAATGCAAACTTAGCAACAGCTAACAAGTGGGCTATCACATACGATGCTGACTTGATTCCATTAGTTCAGTTAACAGTTAACTCTCCTCTAGACACTTCAACTTATTAATTTTATTATTAATTTGTGGTCATCAAGCCTCATCAATTATTGGTGGGGCTTTTTCTTTACGCTACAATAAAACTAAAATTACTTATTAATCGTGGCAGCCACTATAACAGCAACATTATCAAGTGCTACTGCAAATAGCTATGTCACATTGGCAGAAGCTAATACATATTTTGAAACTGTACCAGATTCAAGTACTTGGACTAATAAAACAGATGATCAAAAAAACAGAGCACTAATAGCTGCTACAAGATGGATTGATACTCTGGTTTATTACGGAGATAGATGTGACAATGGACAGGCACTAAAATTTCCTAGAAATAACTATAAAGTTGATGATGTTGAATTAGCTTGTACCACAATTCCAAACAATATTAAATATGCACAGTATGAATTAGCCAGAGCATTAGCAAATGATACTGGTGCTATTACAGGTACTACTGGTAAAGATGGTAATTTTTCTGAAGTGAAATTAGGAGATTTACAAGTTAAATACAATACTGATAGTCAAGGAACTGGTTCTATAAATAATATTATGGATGTATATCCTTGGTTACAAAGTTATCTTGGAGCATATATGCTAGGTGGAGCAGGTGCTTTTCAGATGAAGGTAGTTAGAGGATAATGGCAGGTCAATTAGATAGTTTATTTAAAAGTGTTGCTAAAAGTGTTGTTTCACAACTTGGTGATTCTTTTGATCACACTATTTCGTATACAAAAAAAGGTGTTTCTAGTTATAACGTAGATACTGGAGAACAGGTTACTGTAGATACAACGTATTCAGATTTAAAAGTACCAATATCCTTTGTGAGATCGGAAGAAGAAGCAGGACAAGAAATGAGAGAAGCAAAGATTTACCTTACACCTGACCTTATTGGAGATAATCAACCAGATCTAGAAGATGAAGTTACATTAAGTTTTGCAGGTTCTAATAGATTAGCTCAGATAGTTGATATAGATACTAAGAAAGGTGGACAGACTTATCTGTTTACATTATTAGTGAGGTTCTAATGGTTGCTAGAACACTTCGTGATTTACCAAAAGATTTAGATAAACAAATATCTAAAGATTTTAATGCTCTTATAAAAAAAGTACATCGAACATTATCAACAAAAAAACATAGTCCAGTTTATACAGGATTCTTTGCTTCTAGTTGGCAAGCACAAGGTAGTCCTGTAAAGGCAATAGATTTTATACAACAAAATCAGCCTTGGGCTGGTATAAAAAGAGAAGCTACGAGAATGTTTCTTGCTAGTTCTGTTAAAGAAAATAGACCTAAAAATCCAGTAATACGACCACGATATCCTGTAAAACGTGCATTTAATTATAAAAGACCAGTTTATATTGGTAATAAAGCTGAGTATTCTATATATGCTTTAGAGGGTGGTAAATTGCAAATGTTTATTCAAGGTTCTTTAGGAAAAATGATAAGTCAAACTATGACGAGTAAAGGTAAAATATTTCTTGGTGGTAGTACTACATTTAATAATTCACCTAAATCTACTAAGACTCAAAGAAATCCAAGCATTAAGTATACTGAATTTTAATTATGACTTTAGTAAATACAAGAGCAGCATTTGAAAAGGCAGTTACAGATGCAGTAAATGATGCTGATCCTACTGTTTTAATGGTCTATGATAATGTTCATTTTACAAATCCTGGAAAAACAAAAAAATATATTTTAATGTCTATAGATTTTGAACAATCAACTTTACAAAATCAAGGAGCAGCTTCAGATTATTATTCTGGTGTTATTCAATGTAATGTATATGTTCCTAAGTCAAAAGGAACGTCAATATTATCTAGTGTTTGTGAATCTGTAATAGATGGTTTAACTTCTGTTAATACTTCTACTTATGTTGATACATTTAGTTGTACTCCTAGAGTAAGAGATATTAATGGCCCTACTCCGTTAGATGTTGAAGATAGGAGTCACTTTGTCGGTATAATATCTTGCCAATTTACGGCTAATGCCTAGTATAATATAAGAACTTTAAATAATTGTATGGAAGCTATTGAACTTCTTAAAAACAAATTTGGTGTTAGCCAAAAATATTTGTATGAATTAAAAGATGGAAATGAAACAATTTTAGAAATATATTGGCATCCATTAACTATTGCAGAAAGAGAATCAATTGTTGCAAAATCTGGAGATACAGGAACTAATGATGACTTTGCTCTGAATCTTATGATTACAAAAGCATTAGACAAAGAAGGCAAAAGATTATTTCAAGACGGTCACAAAGCAGCTTTACGAAGAGAAGTAAATGCAACTACTTTGCAGGATATTCAACTTGCAATGTTGAACTCTGGTTCTGAATATAAATTGGAGGAAGCGAAGGCAGATTTAAAAAGCTAGAAACGATTGGTTTTTTATGTTTTTCTTAGCTTCAGAACTAGGAATGACGATTCAAGAGCTTACCAGTAAATTAACTTACGAAGAATACACAAATTGGCTTGCTTACTATGAGCTAAAGAAAGAATACGAAGAAAAAGCTTACGAAGATGCAAAGAATAAATCACGAGCAAGAAAACGCTAAAAGCGGTACACTAAAATAAAGTTTTATTTTTGCTGTGGCCGAATACGGTGTAAATATAAATTTAAGAGTAAAAGGTCAATCTGGTCTTGATAGATTAAATACAAAAGTAAACCAATTATCAAAAAGCGTAGATAATATTCGTCAGATAGACATAATGAATCCTCGAAATACAGGAGGAAAAGCAGGACAGGGTGCTCGTAATGCTTTAAAAGCATACAGACAAGACATGGAAGATATTGTCAAAGCCGTTAATAAAGCTCAAGGAGCATTTGGTAAAACAGCTAACGCTCAGTTTGCGGTATCAGATGCTTTAGAGGAATATACAAATAATTTAGAAATTGGAACTAAAAAACATAAAGAAGCATTAGCAGCAACAAATAAACAAAATGCAGCTATAGGTAGAGAGACAATTTCAATTAACAAAAATACAGATGCACAAATTAAAAATAATAAAGCTCAAGCTCAAGGAAATAAACTTGATAAATTCAACAACAGAAGCAATAAAGCAGCAGCTACAAGTGGACTTATCTCTGGTGCGTTCCCATTGTTATTTGGACAAGGCCCATTGGGTGCTATTGCTGGTTTTACTGGAGGTTTTGCAGGAACTAAGATTGGTGGACAGATGGGTGGTTTTGCAGGAGGTCTTGTTGCTACTGGTATTCTTCAACAACTTACAACTGCAATTCAAGGCTTAAATGAATTAGGAAAAGCGTTAGATCCTAAAACTTTAAATATTGATGCGGTTTCAAAATCTTTTGGATTGTTAGGAACTGATACAGAAAGATATTTAAAATTAATTGAACAGACCGAAGGCAAACAAGCTGCTTATAATCTTGCTGTTAAAGAGACAACAAAATTAGTTGGACAAGATGGAGTTGAAGCTCTACAGGCATTTGCAGATAGCAGTCAAACTCTTACAAATGAAATGAGTAAATTCTTTACAAGACTTGGTACTGAAATAGCAAAATTATTTAACAGAGGTGGTAATAATGATTTAAGTAAACCGATATTAGGTTTTGAAAGATCAAATTTATTAGCACAAGCAAAAAATGTTACTGATGACTCAGCTATTGTGGCAAAAGTAGCAAAAATAGAAAAAGAAAGAAATCGAAACAAACGAAAAGACTTAGAAGATGAACTTGTTTTGTTGATGAAAGCAAAAAATATTGAAGATGCAAGAACAAGAGCAGCAGAATTAGCAAAATTAGAATATGAACAAATAACTAAATCTTTAACAGATCAAATAGATTTTCTTAATAATGCAATTACTTTAGGACAAGGAGAAGCTGAAATTATAAGAGAAAAAAATAAACTTATAGAAGCTGCTAGGAAAGCTGGAGTTAAATTTGATGAGGATGAAATAGAAAGACAAGTGCGATTAAAACGGGAATTAGGAAAATTAAATGATTTATATGGAAGTATTGCTTCAACAATAGAAACTGGATTAGTAGATGCTATAGAAGGTGCAATAAATGGTACTAAAACTCTTGGAGATGTTGCTCGTAGTGTATTTACACAGATTCAAAGATCACTTATACAATTTGGTGTTAATGCTTTTCTTGGTGGACTTCCTGGAATTGGTGGATTCTTTAGAGCAGATGGTGGACCTGTTAGTAAAGGTAAAAGTTATATAGTTGGAGAACGTGGTCCAGAAATGTTTACACCTGGTTCTTCTGGAATGATTACACCAAACCATGAATTAGGTGGTAGTTCTACAAACGTTGTAGTAAACGTAGATGCTTCTGGATCGGCTGTTGAAGGAGATGAAGAGCAAGGTAGACAACTTGGACTTGTTATATCAGCAGCAGTACAATCTGAAATAATACAACAAAAAAGACCAGGAGGATTACTTGCATAATGACAGTACCTAATTTTGACAACGATGTAAATATAAAACCTAAATATGGACAACGAAAAACATCTGCACCATTAACTCGCACAATTCGTTTTGCTGATGGGTTTGAACAGCGAATATTATTTGGTTTAGCTAGTCATCAAAATCCAAAAGTATTTAATTTTACTTTTGAAGTATCAGAAACAGAATCAGATACTATAGAAACATTCCTTGACGCTAGAGCTTTAGATAATAAAAGTTTTATATTTACACCTCCTGGAGAATCTAGTTCATCCAAATTTGTCTGCGAAAGATGGAACAAATCAATCCCATTTTTAAATAGAGCTACGATACAAGCAACATTTAGGGAGGTATTTGAAGCATGACATATACTCCTAGTTCAAAAATCGTTAAAGATCTACAACAACCTAATCCGTCTGCAATTATTGAGCTTTTTCAACTTGATTTAATTCCAAATGTGCATTATATAAGATTTGCTGATGGATCATCTTCAGTAGATGACACAAGCTATTTCTTTCACGATGGAACGAATAATAATAATTTTGGTCGTATTAAATGGACTATGGGTGATGTAAATAATACAGTGGTTGAATATTCAGCTTTACCTGTAAAAGCAGAAGGGTTTAAGTTTGGTAGAGGACAACTTCCTAGACCTACCCTTACTTTTTCTAATGCTTTAAGTATCTTCAGTAATATTTTAACTGCTGTTAATGACGTATCAGGCAGTATAAGAGAAGGTAGTGTTGGTAATGGATTAATAAATAATGATCTTACAGGTGCAAGAGTTACTAGAAGGCGTACATTAGAGAAATTTTTACCCATTTCAAATTACCCTGAAAACGCAGTGCCTAGTTACAATGCTTTTGATTCTAATTACCCTGAGTTTCCGCAGGAAGTATATTTTATTGATAGAAAAAGTCAGGAAAATAGCGAGGTGGTGCAATTTGAATTAGCTGCTAACTTTGATTTAGCAGGAGTAAAAGCTCCCCGTAGAATTGTAACCAAGGATCAATTTCCATCAGCAGGAACTTTTAAAGGATGAAACAGTGGCAACAAATAGCTATGAGAGATAGTAAGGTTGAAAGCCCAAAAGAAACTTGTGGTTTAGTAGTAAATGTAAAAGGAAAAGAAGTTTTTTTCTTTTGTCCTAATCGTTCCAAAGATGAAGATAATTTTATTATAGATCCTGATAGTTATGCAGCTTGTGAAGAACAAGGTCAGATTGTAGGGATATTTCATAGCCACCCAAAAGGATCTTCTGAGCCATCTGATGCAGACAAGATTAGCTGCGAAGCATCAAAACTTCCATGGTACATTTACAGTCCGTTAGAAAATAGCTGGTCAGAACTAAAACCAAGTGGATATAAACCTAAATTATATGGTAGACCTTGGATTTGGGGATTAACAGACTGCTATACTTTTATAAGGGATTGGTATAAAGACGTAAAAAATATAACTTTAAAAGATTACAAAAGATCCCTTACAGCAGAGGAGTTTTTAGAAAATCCTTTATTTGAAAGTTATGCTTGGAGAACTGGATTTAGAGAACTTAGACATAATGAATCTCCCGAAAAAGGAGATGTCTACCTTATGAAATTGCTGCACCCTAAACCTAGTCATGTTGCTGTTTATGTGGGGCATGGAAATATTGCTCATCATTGCAATGAAAGACTAAGTTGTATTGAACCTTATAGTGAATTTTATATAAGATGTACTCATAAGAGGTATCGGTATGTTAACTGAGATCAAACTATATGGTCATTTAAAAGAAGCCACAGGCAGTTCATCTTTTAAAGCAAAAGTTAGCAATACTGCTGAAGCAGTCAGATTTTTAGTATCTAACTTTCCAACTTTGGAACATGAGATGGCTAATCAATACTATAGAGTCAGTGTTAATAACATAGATATAGATAAGACTGAGCTATATAACCCAATAGGCATTTCCGAAATAAAGATAGTACCTGTAGTAGCTGGAAGTGGAAGAGGTTTGGGGAAAATACTATTAGGAGCAGCGTTGATTGGATTAGCTTTTCTTATACCTGCGACTGTACCTTATGCTCCTTTAAAGTTTGGTGGTGGAGCTTTATTTACTGGAGGAACAGCTATAACTAAAGGACTTGCTTATATAGGGGCAGCTTTAGTTTTATCAGGTGTTTCTGATTTATTTACACCACAAGTCCAACCAGAAGCAGAAGATCCATTATCAGCTAGTTTTTCTAACAGTGTTAACACCACTTTAGCTACAGTTCCAATTCCCATTCTGTACGGAGAACATTTTGTTGGATCGGTAGTTATTAGTGGTGGTATAGAAACTGCTGATGGTTCACCTAGTACATCAGGCTCCAAAATCGTACAAACTCATAGAAACAATAATATTTCAGTTCGTATTGATCCAGATACTCAACAAGCCGAAGAAACATACGACAGGACTAATGCAGATACATCTTTACGAAGATATGTAAGAGTTTATAGTGTAAATGTTACTGTATTAAATCAGACTTTTAATCGAGTTAAAATTGAAGCAGTTGATGGAGACACTACTGTTCAAGGAACAGGTTTTACAATTAATGGTGACGAGCTTGTAACTTCTTTTAAAACACAGAATAAAAATCAACGTAATTTTAATATTCGTATAAGAGGGGCGTTTACTACGGCAAGTTATTTCCCTGGAACTTTAAGAGAAACAATAGGAACTCCAACCGAAGAAGGTAGACCTGCTGCTGGTTCAGATAATGGATATTATTATGCACTAATAAAAGGAACTGTAAAAAGAAGAGGTCAGTAATAATGGATTATAACAATAAACAAAACATTACAGGTAATTTCGGAGGCGGTGGTAGACAACCCACAAGAGAACCCGACACATTAAATAATACTGAGACAGGAAAGGTTGTAGAAATAATCTCTGAAGGTCTTACAGAAGGATTTGCAACGCCATCTAAAAAAATGGCATCAGAGCTTGCTCAAGTTGAGGAAATATATGAGCTTGCTGGAGACAGTCAAGATCAATACCTTGCATACGCCCATGAAGATATATTTTTAGAAGATACTCCTATTAGAGGTAAAGATAAAGGACAGAAAAAAGCTGATGGAACTTATCATAAAGCGAATTTTAATGGCTTCCATAAACCTAGCGATGGGTCGTTAGACGTAAGACATGGTTCTTTAAATCAACGAGTTTTAACTACCGATGGTTCGTTGCAAACTGAAAAAATAACTATTGTCAATCAAAAAGTTCAAACTGAAATTAGTAGACAAGTTACAGTAGCCAGACCGTCTCTAGTGTCAACAGAATCTTTAGCTCCTGAACGAGTAAAAGTAACACTTCATGTAAATAATTTACAGGAGTCAAATGATAAAGGAGATCTATTAGGTAGAACAGTTAGATTCCAAATATTTTTTCAATACAAAGGAGAAGTTGATGATAATGAACGAACTTTAATGAAAGATGATAAATTTAGTGGAAGAACTGGCGATATGTATAGAAGGGAATATGTGTTTTCAACAGAAAGTTTTAATAGAGAAAGTTTTTTACGGTATCCACTAGAAATAACAGTAAAACGAATTACTCCCTTAAATGAAAATAATGACCAGATACAAGATGACATATTTTTCTCTTCTATTACAGAGATTCAAAGACCTAATACGGATTATCAAGGTCGGGAATTAAATACAAATGTATTAATAGATGATGGAGGAGGTAAGAAAGAAATAATATTTGGTGGGCAGTTTAGTTACCCTATGACTGCTTATACATTTTTACAGTTTGATGCTTACCAATTTCAAAGTATTCCAAGAAGATCATTTCGTTATCGGGGAATAAAAGTAAGAATACCTCACTCCTCTGGTGGATTGACCCCAACTGTAGATATAACAGGAAATGGCAGAATAGAATATCCAAATAATTATGTATTCCAAGGAGTACTTACAGCAACACTGTTTTGGACAACAGATCCAGCATTTATTTTGCTTGATTTACTTTTAAACACTAGATATGGATTTGGTAACTATATAAAAGAATCAGAAATTGATTTGTATTCTTTTTATCAGGCAAGTAAATATTGTGCTCAACTTATAGAGACTCCTCAAGGAAAAGAACCTAGATTTGCTTTTAATGGTGTTATAAATCAATCAGCAGAAGCATACACATTAATACAGCAAATAGCTGGAATGATGAGATGTTATCCCATTTGGTCAGGAGGAAAATTGACTTTAGTTCAAGATAGACCTATAAATCCAGATGACGCAGATGCTTGTAGTTATCAAATACCTACTTATACTTTTTCTCTTGCTAATACTTTAAATGGGTTTTCTTATTCTGGAGTCAGTTTAAAAACAAGACATGGAAAAATTGTAGTTGAATACTTTAATATGAATACAAGACAACTTGATACTTTTGTAGTAACTAATCAACAAGTTTTTAATAAGACCCATAATATTAAAAAGGTAAAGGCATTTGGTTGTACTTCATTTTTCCAAGCAGCACGATACGCCAGAAATATAATTTGGTCTGAGAATCACGAAACAGATGTTGTTACTTTTGATGTATCAATAGAAAGTGGAGTCGTCATTAGACCTGGTGCGGTTGTTGCTATAAACGATCCAGTGCGAGCAGGTATTAGAAGAGCAGGTAGAGTAAGTGCTGTTACTTTAAATTCAGATGGGAATTTAACTTCTTTAACAGTAGATGACAGTGCTTCAACTGATTTACCTAGCACTGGTGATAGAACAATTCTAATTGTAGATAGTAATGGTCAGGCAAAATCAGGAACTATCAGTTCTATTAGTGGTAAGGTTGTAACTTTCTCCTCTCCTGTCGTACCAAGTGCAGGATGTACTTTCCAGATAAACACAATGTGGTTAATCGAGGATACCGTTAAATCTCAACTTTATAGAATCGTTGATGTAGAAGAACAGGATGGAATTTTATATAAAATGACGGGTATTCCATATAACTGTAATAAATATGCTTTTGTTGACGGAAGTAGTACTATAAGTTCACCAAAAGACTCTATACAAAATCCAATTTTTCCAAATGACGACAGATCTATAAGTATTCTAGATGTAGATAGAGGAGGTCCGAGTACATTAAGTGCAGTTACTTTTTTAAGACTCAAACAAGGTCAAGTTATATCAGTTGTAGCTGTAAGTTTTGAGAATGTTCTTGGGTGTCGAAAATATTTAGTTAGATATAAATTTAAACGTGGGTCTGTATCTAATCAGGGAACGAATATTTACGGGCAGCCTACAGCAACTTTAAATCCTCTTGGTGATTTTGGCTCGTATATAAGAGAGTTTGTTACTGAAGATTTATCATTTGAAATTGAAAACGCAAGTGTCGGTATTTATCAAATTGAGATTTTTTCAATTAATGCAAAAGGTAAGACAACAAATAGTCCTTTAATAAAAAGAGTACAGAATTTAGGTAAAGTAGCCCCACCAGCATCACCAACAAGTCTTAATGCTGAACTTACGGAATCAGGTGATTTAAAGTTAACATGGCCTTTATCTCTAGATATTGATGTTACAAGTAATGGTCATGTAATTATTAAATATAATCCTGATACCAGTGGAAACGCCGTTTGGGGTAACTCACAGGTAATAGCAATCGTACATGGTTCTCAAACGACTTTTACTGTACCTGCAATTACAGGAGAGTATTTAATAAAATATCAGGATCAAACTTTAATACAGTCAACTAATTCTGTAAGTGCATTAATATCTACTCCTGATCTTGTGGATCAGTTGCTACTTGGAACGCTTAAAGAAAATACAGCTTTTTCAGGAGTAAAAACTGCTTTAACTGCAAACTCTGGTGGCCTTGAAATAAATCAAAGTGCAAGTAATGAATTAATTGATTCAATTACAGCAAATATAGATACAATTAGTGATTTTAATACGTTAGATGGAAATACTGGAGTTTTAGAAGGCTCGTACCAATTTAATAGCGTAGTTGATTTAGGAGATAAATTTGCTGCTGTTTTACTTGAAAGTATTGTAAGATTTGAAGGTTTTTCTGAAAGCAACCTATTTGATAATTATGTACCGTTTCTTACTGTACTTTCAAATGGAGAAATAAGAGGTGGTGTAGACGCTTTGGTAAATTTTGAAGGAACAGTTTTAGAAAATGCTAGTGCTGATTTACAAGTTCAGACAAGTGACGATAATGTAAACTTTAGTGCTGCGAATAATTTTGTAGGAACAGTTGTAAGTGCTAGGTATCTTAAATTTACTTTAAAATTAAAAACTACAACAACAAACTTAAATACAAGAATCATTATTGGAGATAATAATGTTAATACATTAGGTTGTAAAATTTTAATGAATAGAAGAACGGAAACTAGCGACTTAAAAACTTCAAGTACAACCAGCTTTACGTTTGATAATGGATTCTTTACAGGTTCAGGAAGTTTGACAGGAGCAACACCATCTGTGACTATTAATCCTCAAAATTTAGGAACAGGAGAATATTATGAAGTCAGTAATATAACTAAATCTGGGTTTAATGTTGTATTTAAAAATGCAAGTGGAGCAACTCTAACTAATAAACAGTTTTACTTTGTTGCTAGTGGCTTTGGTAAAAAGGTGTAATATAATAGAAATAACTTATACGTTTAATTAGATGGCTAATTCAGATGCGATAATTGCTAATGGTACGGGTCAAACTGTAAGAGAAGATATACAGTCTAATTTACAGGCTTTAAAAGGTAATAACAGTACTAGCACAGTTCCATCAGGAAATACTTTAACAAGTTATATGAGTTGGGCTAATACAGGTGATAATCAATATATGGTGCATAACGGCACATCATTTCACCCTATTTTAGATATTTCTGCTGGAACATCTGCTGGAACTCATATTGCAGCAGCAGGTACAAGTGTAATTCCTGGTTATAGATTTATGAACAATGCGGGAAATTCAGTAACTCAAAGCGGTATGGGATTACCTAATGATGGAAGGATGGGGTTTTTGATGAATGGTTCCGAGAAAATAAGTCTTTTAAGTGATGGAAAAGTTGGAATAAATACTACTGCACCAAGTGACACTTTTACAGTTTTTGGAAATCAAACAATTTATACAACAAATCAAAATGCGATTCTTAATATATCAGCACTAAACAGTGCAAGTACTGATGATGCTTTTATAGATCTGATTGCTGATACAACTTTTGATGATTATGGTTTGCGAATTAGAAGAAATAATATATTTACTAATAATATCGCGACTTTTAATTCAGAAATGGTGCATAGAGGAGCAGGACAGCTTCAACTCGTATGCCAAGATGCAGGTGCTAGCATTTTATTTAAAACGGATAATACGGCAAGATGGGCTATAGGAGCAGGTGGAGGTTTAAGGTCAATGGAACATACAGGTACTGTTACCTCGGGTGGTCTTTCTGCTGGCCAAATATTGTGTAAAGGTATTCGTAGTAGACAAGGAACCGCCGCAGGTGCAACTGTTGCTAATCCATATAATTTTTACTGGACAGGTCAAGGTTTACAGATGTGGATTGATGGAAGTGAGCAAGGTACTCTAAGTGTAAGTTCTGATTATAGAGTTAAGAAAAATATTACAACTCAAACAGCTTCTGGCATAGACAAGATTAAACAATTAAGACCCGTTAATTATGAATTTACAGATAATGAAAGTTTAAGTTTCAAGGGAGATGGTGTTGAAAGAGTTGGTTTTATAGCCCATGAAGTTGCAGAGGTAATACCTAGTGCAGTTGATGGCGAAAAAGATGCAGAAAATTCAGTTCAATCATTACGTACAATTGAAATAGTTTCTGTTTTAACGAAAGCATTACAGGAAGCAGTTGCTAAGATAGAGACATTAGAGGCAAAAGTTGCTGCACTTGAGGCTGGTTAATGGCAATTCAACCTGGAACGTATAATTTTACAGTTCAGAGGAGATCAGATCATACGATTCCTTTGTTATTTAAAGACGGCAATAATAATGCAATAAATTTAACAGGATTTACTGTGGTAGCACAGGTTTGGGAGGAAACACGAACCACAAAATATGCTGATTTTAGTGTTACTTATACAGATAGAACAGCAGGATCAGTGAGTATATCATTAACAGATGTCCAGACTGCTACTTTCACACCAGAAGTTTTAAAATATGATGTTTTAATAGTAGATGGATCGGGCAACAAAGAATATTATTTAGAAGGTACTATATTTGTAAGTGAAGGTTATACAGCAACATGACTTCTGTAAATGTTACAACTCAAAAGAATACGGTCACAGTCAATGGAGAGACTTCTGTTGTTACCGTAACTGTAGCTGGACCTCAAGGGGCTACAGGGCCACAGGGGCCACAGGGGCCA